TTACCAATAGGGTTTGGGATGTTTGATAGTACTAGGTTCTTACGCTCTGGGATAAAGATTAGATCTTGGTCTTTGTCGTGATAGCGAACTAGTGACACATAAGGTGAGCCAGGAGAATAAACATTCTTTGGCATAATCTGGTCATAGAACTCTGGGTACTGCATTGCAAGTGTCTCAGCATCAGATGCCATTACCTGCGTGAGCGAGACGGTACGACCAAATCTATCAATTTCAGGATAAGTACCAAAAGGATTAAGCAAACGTATTCTCGGATTATTGGTTTCATAGTCCATCTCCACCATACCTGGCAACATACCGTAAGTGTTAAACCAGTCAGCACCAGTGTACATTTGAATTTGTAGTTCAGATGCGCTGATGTAATGGTTGACAATACGAGTACGTGTGTCTGCTGCTTTACGTGCTGAGTCTGAAACCATATTGGTTGCAGCGCAGTTAAATGATGGTAGCGGTGCCATTGCTTCTGCAAGGTCACGTGCTGCTACGTCAATGAAGTTAGCAACTAGAGGCTTTGGGTATTCCTCTGAAAACATTGCAGGGTAAACCTTGCTAATGTCTCCCTGACGTACAGAGAGCACATCACGCATTCTCTGGTCACGTGCAGCGTAGCGCGTTTGTAGGCGATTAACCTTGGCTACTACCTCTTTAGTTGATAACAATTGTTTTCCTTACTTCTTCTTTTTGGCTTCTTCTGCTGCTAGTCTTTTTACAGTAGCGTTAAAGCGATCAGATACATCCTTTGGAACATTTTCCATTTTCTTTGTGCTAGTAATTTTCTTTTGCACTTTGCTTGCCTTGGTAGTTTTATTAGCAGCCTTTAACCCACGAGCATTTGCTTTTGCTTCTGCTTTAGAAAGAGGCGCTGTAAGGCGTGCATTTTGTTTATCTACTTGTGCAGCACCACCACGGATATACACTTTTCCAGACGGAGACATAGTATCTTTAATTTTTACATTGTCGCTAATATCTGTGTCACGACCAAAGCGATAATTACCACCGCCAGAACCATATTTTGGCATTGTGTTTTTTGCAGATTCTTTTGATATAGCATAATCTCCTGCTTGACGAGAAGACTTTGCTGTCTTAGCGGCCTTAGCAGTTTTTGCTGCTTTTGCAGCCTTTGCTGCAGTAACTGCAATTTTAGCGGTGCGACCTGCAGGAGTAAATGACGCAGCAATAACTGCAGCAGACCCAAGTTTCTTTAGTCCAGCATTAGTTACCTTTACTGGGTTGTTACCACCAGCACGGGCCTTAGCCTGTGCAATCTGTTGCTTAGTTGGTTTACTTGTCTTAGCCATAGATCTTACCGTATTTCTTCTCTAAAAGTTTTTTCATTGCTGCATCTTGTGGAGTCATCTTTGGCTTTAACTTTGATGTATCAAAAGTCTTTGCTACTGAACCCTTTTTAGGTGCTGGCTTTTTTGCTCCTGGCATTGTTATCTCCTTGTTAGATGAACGTACGATCTTTTTCTGCGAGCAGTTCATCTATATTGATAACTGTTCGTTTGCCTATCTCACTACGAGACAGGAATGGATTCTTCATATGGTGTGTCTTGTGCATACCTTGGTTGAGCATCTCACGTGCACGGATCTCACAGAACCACAACGCCATCACCATATCGGTCTTACCCTTAGTAGTAGGCGACCAAGTAATTAGTTGCTCGATGAGCGCCTTAATGTTTTCGGTTTGGTCACTGGGTAAGTGAATAAGATTGTCGCGGTGGTGTTTACCATCGTGTTGCTTAGTACCAAACAACGTGGACATAGACGCAACACCGAAGCCTGAGTCCCATTTGTTGGATCCAGTATGGTGTTCCCGCAGTAGCACTCCTCTGGAGGCCAGGTTCTGACGGATTCCCTCATCTTGCGTAAGGAATGATTGGAAAGCATTCTTTTCTACAATCCACTCGGTGGGCTGGTAGAGCGCAGTCCAGTCAAAGATTATCTGACGGATTGCAGCAGGCGTAGGACGAGTAATCTTAATAGCATCAACGATATAGCGTTTATGACTAACCCGATCAATAGCGTAACAAACGACGGCTGTATCACCAACCATAGCGGGATCAAGACCACAAATAATTGAAAAGCCACTAAGGTCACGCGGATGGCCTGGGTGACCAGGAACCAAGCGACCTGCTTTACGCATACCATCTATAGAACCTCGCACACATACTGGGTCAAAGATAGCATCATCTGATATGTCCTGTTGCTGGTAAACCAGCGCCCAGGTAGATGCATCCATTGCTTGTCGTTCATTGTAAAGGTTACGACCATTCCATCTAGGGTATAGTCCATCCTCATTCAAATCTGATTCCATCTGCCCATCAAAGGGAGCATCGGATGCTGGCCACAAGGTAACCCACTTGTCGGGGTCTTCGTGTGTCTCCAACAATGCAGGCATTGCCAAGTACTTCCACGGGACCAGTCCACCAGGGTAGCGGTCCTCGGAGCGTAGTTCCTTGTAGAGATCAATTGCTGTAACGCGGGTACCGATAATGATTAACTTACCAGTAGGGTTAAGACGAGAACGCACATCCTGGGTTAACCAACGGATCTGCTTCTCAAACTCGTTTGCGTTCTTTAATGTCACCGCATCGTCTACGATAATCATATCTGCACGCTTACCGTAGATCTGACCACCGATACCAACGGCTTCGATGTTTGGATCCTTTTCTGAGGATTCTCTGAGTTCATCACCGAAGGTAACACGGGTTGCCTGCCAAGAGGCGGTCTTAGAGTTAAACCCTACGCCAGCCGCGTATGCCTGTTGCAGTGCTTCATAATTAGGATGAGTCAGGCGTTGCTTGATGGCGTAGAGAAAGTCTGCTGCTAGTTGCTGAGTCTGAGAGACAATCAGCACACGAAAGTTAGGGTTCTGACAAACCTGCCAGGTAACGTAGTCAATTGTTACCGTCATAGACTTGGCGTGGTTGGGCGGGATATTAACAAGAATACGGTTACTAGCCAGCCCTGGTTCGTACTTCATACTAGGATGTAGCCAGGAAGGCTCTCGTCCCTCAATTACATCTATCAGGTTCTGCTGGTGGGCAAAGGTACGAGAGTGCAAGTATCTCTGACGGAACTCTGCAAAGGTTAAGTCGTGGACATCGGATGAGGCAAAGTTCTTGTCTTTGAGTCCTAGCCGTGTTCGGTCCATCTTGTCTGCAAAGACCTTATCGGTCCTGCGGTAGTACTCGTAGGTCTTATAGGATTTACCAGCAGCAGCCGTGGCTGCCTCGATGGTAAGTCCTTCTGCTACACCTGAAAGGATCAGACGCTTGGCGATGTCACTGGACTTCTCGGACATCTGGTCTCCTCTAGTAAAGCGCCGAAGGCGCGAAAAAAATTTTATTTATACTGGGCTGAGGAAATTTGTACTGGAGAATGAATAGACCTGTCCCCACTAAAAGCGGTGCCGTGCACCGCACAGTTCGGGCTTGACGCCCGAGCAAGCCACAGCGCAGCGAGGGGTAAGTTGGTGCTCGTCCTAGGGGGACTCGCGTAGTGCCAACGTAGCGAGGTTGGGTCGTAAAACTAGTACTGGTTCGTTTTACTCCCTACTATATATAAGGCAGGAAAAATAACCGATTTCCCGTCTACGGTAGATTTTATTTACGTTTTGTGACCAAGGTCACACGGAATATGTGTACAAATTAGGACATTTACGGGGATCTCACTTTAGCGTATATTTTTTGTGTGGGAGTATGTGTACTGCCGCCGTGGTACTTAACACCTGGGGGAAGGGTTTTGCGGGCTGTGGATAACCCCCCACCCCCTGTCCACAGCCTGTGGATAACCCTGTGGATAACTTTATAGAAAAATAAAGGGCGGGCTCTACCTCTGGCACCCTTTACACATCACACTATTCTGTCCAATAATAAACTCTTCCCATAGACTTAGACATTCAAGGCTCAACTGTCTACCTTGTTGAATCCCCCTAAGTTACCCGCGAGTAATAAATCTAGTTGAACATTCAATCATTTATATCTTTTGAAATGTCGATAAATCGATGTGAATCCTGGCGATTTTGTTATGAAACCGTTATAAAGAAAATACCCTTAAATGGTTATACGGTAGACTCACATATGATTAGAATAGGCACATCAAACCAAAAGGTTTGAATGAAGGAAGGGTAAAAATGAAAGCCTATAAATTAACAATAGAATTAGAGGATTGGTTTAATCAATACGCAACAAAAGAAGAATTAGAAATCGCTCTAAGAGATTTACTAAAAATCAATTGCGCGACGCTTAATCTTTCAATGGTACATACCGACATCACTAAGAAGAGAGGTTAAAAGAATGATAACCGCGAGAATCACTTACTTAGAAGATGGACAAGAATGGACACGAGGAAACGAAAACTTTATGAATCACTCAATTTACGGTGACTATCTTTACCGTAATGCCGACAGGATTAAAGAGGTTTTCCTCGTGAGTATTGGAGAGACCGTTTACGATTGCGTAACTAGCCGAAAGGAAAGCAACTAATGAAATGTACAGATTGCGGAATGAAGATAGACCAATGGTGTGTATTCCCCGAAGGTAGATGTATCAACTGTCACGCCATAGAGTTTGACTCTAAGCCAATGCCTACCGCGCAAGAGATTCGCCAGATGTGGGGAATGCGATAGGGTAGACTCACTTATGACGGTCCCCGCGCTACGGGCTACGGATTCATAATCCGACGGGGACACTAAGTATCGCAAACCGCGATACTTTATTACCTAGGAAGGGTAAAAAATGTGCGAAGAATATAACGGATGGACTAACCGCGAGACCTGGTGTGTGAATCTATGGCTAGATAATGACCAAGGAATCTACGAAACTATTCAAGGATTAACCCGCGAAGAGATAGAAGGACACGACGACGGGGAAGAGATTAACGCCTATTTCCTAGGTGAAAGAATAGAAGAATGGGTAAATGCTTTATTCGATTATGAAAATGTAATCCATAACCGTGACCTATTTATTATGATGAGCGACATAGGCTCACTCTATCGCGTGAATTGGCGCGAGATTGCAGAATCAAAATTGGATGAGATGAAGGTGGCTAACTAATGGAAAACCTAGACGAACTCATCCACGAAATCGAAATGGACGCGTGGCGCAAGTTAGGCGCACAGCGGGCAAAAGAGAGAGAGATGAACAAAACAGAAGGAAAGGATGGCGAAGAATGATTATCTCTACATTCTGCCAAGAATGCGACGTGGATTTATTGGACATAGAAGGAGACTATGACAAGGATTCAAACGTTATGACCTACACCTGTACACAATGCAAACAAGAGCAAGACCAACAAGATTGGGAAGAGAGGAAGTAATGGCAATTTACTATGTATCAAACGAGAACGGCGATTGGTGGACGATTGACACAGCAAACGCGGAAGGAGATACCCTATTTATTATTAAAGAGGAAGACCTGGCGCGAGCAGTAGCAGAAGAGAATCCCGACGAAGATGAGATTGATATCGACTCAATTGATAAATTAGAAGACATCATACGAGAGTATGGTACCGCCCAGATTGTGGAGATAGATTAATGAAAGACTATTGCGAGGATTGCGGGCAGGTAGAATGGCTATGTATCTGTGAGAAGGGGGATGTGGCGTGAGTTATGGTAAATGCTGGACGTGTGGCGCGGTTATGTCGGGCGATAGTCAGACAATGGAAGGGAAAGTCAAGTGCGATAGATGTGGCTGGATATCGGGAAAGGATGGGAGTTACTGATGGATGATGCGGTAGTTTTGTGGGGCTTGCTGCTAGTATATGGAATCCCAATTGTCACCGTGGCATATTGGATGGAGAAGATGATGCACAAAGGAGAAGATGATGAGTGAGCAGGAGAAGACGGCGCAATTTGTATTCACTGTAGTGATTGCACCAGATAACAAGCAGTATGACGTGGAACTGTGGGATTTTGCGGGTGATGAACCTAAGCAACTGGCAACAGGACAAGCAAGCAACTGGCGCACCGCGCTAGGCGAAGCACTGTCTAAGATTCAATTACCCACAGACAAGGTGGAGAAGACCATCAATGATGTAATCAAGGAAGAGGAAGAAGGGAAGGGGCAGTAATGGGATATGAGATGCAACTCAACGACCCTGTATTCTATGATGACACCTACTATGTAGAGTGTGATACCTGCAAGACAGAGTATGACCGCAACACATACGACTCTTCAACCTGTGAAGAGTGCGAGAATAAATCCATCACGAGAGAGAAGGTTAGTAATGTCTGAGCCTACGGTAGACTACTGGCGTGCAAAGGCGGAATTGTGCCGTGACCTTGCGCTGATACAGATTGAAGATGAAGAGACAGAGAAGGAAGCAGGTATGAACCTGATGCGTATGACCTATGCCCTGTCTATGGTAGATACATTCAACGAAGGAGGAAGTGATGAGTAAGTATACGATTACGGCGGAGTTAGACCAACGCTGGTTTAATATCTTAGGTGAACTCAGCAAGGACACCAAGGGTTTCGTGTGGGTTGATGTGAAAGTAGGAGAAGATGACAACTGATAACGTGGTGGGATTCCACCCAAAGAATAAACTGGTAAACTTCTACGAGATAGCAACCGAGGAAGGCAACGCAGTATGGGGCGGGGAAGATCCGCATAGCGCGGTCCAATGGCTACGCCAATCACCTCTCAACTCACGCCTATTGGTGTCCTGCTGGGAAGCAGGGGAAGAGGATGCGCGATTGATAATTGAACCCATTGACATTACAAAGATTGTGTTCGCAGTAATGGCAGGTGCACAATGAGTTATGTACTAGGTCTGATGATCGTGATGCTGATAGCCTACGCTCTAATCGTATGGGAGGATAAGACAAACAATGGAGGCAGAGAATAAGAGATTGCGCGGTGCTGCTAACCAAGCAGTACGCCAACGTAACTACAGAAGGGCAAGAGATCGTGCGCTAGTACGCCTTGCTCATCTATACCCTGATACCTATAAGCAGTTGCTTGAAATGGAGAAGAAGACAGATGAACAAGAAGGCAAAACGTGGCTTGACCTTAGCGGTAATACTGTTCCTGTTGTCGGTGTTCGTATCCGTACAGCAGACGGACGAGGTGCACCTGTCCTCAAAGAAAACGTACATCAAGGAGAGAACGAAGGCAACAATGGAGGAGAAGCGTGAGAACAAGGCACTTGCAGTTAGTTACGCACGAGCACTCGGTTACAATCAAGCACAGATCAGATGTCTCGTCACCCTATGGACCCGTGAAAGCAGGTTTGACCACCTCGCGGACAACCCAAGAAGCACGGCTTTTGGAATTGCTCAACTCCTTAGAGAACGTAGTGGAGAGCCTGAACTACAAATCCTTCACGGTCTACGATACCTTGAACACCGCTATGGAAAATCTGCGTGTCGCGCTCTCCAACATAGCGACAGAAGAGGATGGTACTGATACACTTTAATCGCATCCTCCTTTCGGGCGACTAGGACCTCACCGCAAACCCTTCCTGCGGTGGGGTTCTTTGCTATCCGCCTGTGGAGTAGAAGCCTTTGCCCTTAAATGTAATAGAAGGAGCATCCCACTTACGTATCATAGGTATGTGGCAATCAAAGCAGGATGGTTCACGTGGTTCTTCGTGGATGCTACGTTCAATAGTAAGTTCTGCCTTGCACTCAGGACAGTTATAGTCATACATCATTGGTAAGGCGACTCTCCTCCCATAAAGTTAAGTATCTTACGTAATGCATTGGAACATCTGCGATCAGCAGTAGAGATAGCACACTCAGTTGCTTCGCTTAATTGTTGCAGTGTGTAGTTCTCGTGGTATCGAAGACGTAAGATGTTCTTCTCATCTTCTTCCAGTAATTCATAAGACTTCTTGATGTCAATGAGTGTGGCTAATAGGTTGCCACCTTCAGCGGGGGCAGCAGGCTTGCGTGGTGTGCCATCATTGACAAGGTTCTGTGCTTGTTCAATGGCAGTATCATTGACCACACTTGCGATAACATATGGTAACAACTGTGCAATGGTAGTAACATCATAGAAGGACTCATCATTGGTCTGGTATCCAGACCTTGTAGCCTTCTCCTTACGGGCATAGCGTTCAATGCCACGTCGCATCTGAAATGCAATACGCTTCTGATTGATAAGGCGCTTAGTCTCATCCTCTTCTGCAAGTAACCCATTGAAGTAAGACACACGTGTCATCAACCAAGCGTATGCTTCTTGCGTTAGGTCAGCACGATCTACATACTTACGATAGCGACGGTGCACAATGGTGACCACGCTAGGTACAAGGTCATTGAGTATTGGGTGTGGATCAGTCACGAGGCCAGGTTCCATCTAGTACCATCAGTGCAATGGCACTGTAGTTTAATAGATCAATAAAGGAATCACGCAACGATTCATTCTCAGGTGTTGCACCGCTATCAATCAAGTGGTTGATGCGTGCAGTCTTGTCGTGCATACGCACACGCAAACCATTGAGAGGTCCACCAGGTGACAGACTAATGTTAGTAGGACCATAGTCCTTGTGCTTCTTGATGAGCAGGTTACCTGCTGCATCTAATACTTCCCACATATCAACAACAAACTTAACGTGCTGGTGATCTATCTTGTCGGCAAGGGACTTATTAAGATTGTCTCCTCTGATAGATCGTGGCTTAGGATTCGGAAGCCCATATGCTGCAAAGTTTGTAGCATCGTGACCCATTCGCTCTCGGTCATTGTCATACATCAAACGCCTCCAAATAATTTCAACGCTTCATCTTTACCGTGTGTAAGGTAGAAGTCATTGATGTCCATTGATGGTGGTAAGGATACTATACGTGAGTTCATTACCTCTTGTGACACACGACGAGAGAACTCTGCCCCAGGGTTGGTGCCATCCTCTTTGATGTCATTGTCACCGACTATGTACACGGTGTCATAGCCTGTAAATAACTTATTAAAGTGTGGCTTCCAAGCCTGCACTCCTGGTACTCCTACCGCTGGTAGGTTCAAGATGCCTGATACAACTACCGCATCTAGTTCACCTTCACATACAACTACAACAGATGAATCAATGGTGATGTCAGCAACGTTATACAGGTGACCCTTCTGTCCTGCTGGTGCACCATATCTAGGCTTGCCATCATCTAACCTGCGAAACTTTACTCCCACACACAGACCAAGTGCGGTCAGATAGGGCACAGAAAGCCAGCCCGCGTGGGTTTCGTGACCATTGATGGGATCTGTTACAACACCCAACGAAAACTGTTGGGCAACATCTTCAGAGATTCCACGTCCTTCGAGGTAGGCCAGCGCCTTTTCGTCCAGGTTTTTGCTGTAATGTGTGACCGCTTCCAGCAGCGATTTCGATTGCTCTTTTGAGTGCATCCTTAAACTCCAAGTTCTCTATAATACCGACAACATTTACTGCGTTGCCACCCTTTCCACAGGTGTGACAAAAGAATAGGTTGTCATATGTATTGATGACAGCACTACGCCTTTTGTCTGGGTGGATGCAGCATCTAACAGATGCGCTCCTACCCTCTCTTACTTCCCCACCATAGTGAAGAACGATTGCTCCTATGGGGATTGTGTTTGCATCAACGGGACCTTTGAACCCTCCCGCTTTACGTACCCTGGACCAGTCTTGTGCTGGCATACACACCCCTTGTCGTTGCACTTGTCGTGATACTTAGCAGCACGTTTGTAGTGGGCTACAGAATTTTCTACACCTGCATCCATACAGTTATTACAAATCATTAGAACTCCTTCAACTCTGTTATTGGTACACGCCATCCACTGATGGTCTCATCCCTATACTGGGACTTTGCATACTCTTCAGGGTTGCACCAGCCATAGACTTCAACCTGTGAGTAGTAATCTTCATCAAGAATCTTTGTGCCTACTATGATCTTACCGTTATCCTTATTCCAAAATGGAATTGAATCACGTGTGCGTACCGTACGTACCTCAAAGTTCACACCCACATCAGGCAACTTAGCCCGACGAGGATGCAGTTCATTGGGATACCACGGTACATTCCAAGCAGTATCAGTAAGAGATGCAACCGCCCACTCAGATACGTTGGCTCGCACATTGGCAAGAAGTTCGTGCTCTAAGTAGCCGTTCTTCTTACCCTCTGCATAGTTAGGTCTATCTACTGACCCATACTTAGCAAGCCAACGCTCTGTTGCAAGCATTGTACAAACTCTTACTTCATCCCTGCTCAGGCGTACTATCATCTGCCTCTTCTTCAGTAGTTGATTCTTCAACCACTTCTTCTACTACTGGTACTAGTATTTCTGTTGTTGTTATTTCTCCACCTGGTACTGGCATTATTGTTTCTCCTTTAGCCATTGAGTTAAGTCTTGGATTACCCAAGCCTGATCTATTGATGCGTTGCGACGCTTAACTACAACATAAGACAGAGGGACTTCCCCGATACCTCGTGCCTTTGCGTAGTTAAGCGCCTCAACTTGTGCTTCTCTCCAGAACTCAGGCAGGGAAAGGGTCTGCCTGTTCTTGAGTTCAAGGATGTAGGTTTCTCCCGATATGATAACAACCATATCGCCCTCATCCTTTGCCCCAGCCTTAGTCAAACGTTCTGCCATAACTCCCGCATTGCGTAGCCATTTCATAACATCTGTCTCAAACTGAGAACCTTTACGTCCGTTCTTGTTAGCCATCAGACTCGCAAGTATGCTCTGCCTTGTGCATCTTGATCTCCAATCTGACAGGAAGCAAAGTTAACAAATAGTGTAGCCCATTGTGATGCATCTGCAGTGTGAGGACCGAAGCGATTCTTCACTGCAGCAACCCGCAACATCCCTTGTCCTGGGTCATAGCCTAATGTAAGTATCAGTGCTGGTAACTGACTGACCTTACCGTGAATAGCACGACGTGGTGGTGGCATCATTGGAGATCCATACTCACTCTGCTCTGATACGTGATGGAGTACTAAGACACAAGCCTCTGTCTTGCGTGCCATATCGTGCAACTCCATCATAATTGCACGTAGCCCTGCCCATTCATTGTCTGTTTCGGCAGCAACATTCATTAAGTTATCAATGATAATTAACTCAGGTGCTATGCCATAGAGTTCAACGTAGGCTTTGATTTCTAATTCAATGTCATCTAATGATGGACTTGAATCAAACACCCATTGTATGTGCGACATCTTAGATAGATGGTCAGCGTAGTAGTCAGGTTTGTAATCCATATTGGTTTCAACTGTTAACTGTGAGTGCCCTGAGATCTGCGCTGCAGATCGCATCAACACCGTAGCAGTATCAGTATCTGCGGAAAAGAAAAGTGTAGGAACCTTTGCCTTGATTGCATAGATAAGCGCAAACATACTCTTACCAGCATTAGGTGCAGCAGCAACCATACATACTTGCCCTCGTCTAAACTTAATGGACTGAGCAGATAGCCCTGTCCATACATCAGGCAATGGCACAGCCTTGATAGTGCTGGTGCCTAGCGCCCTCTTTAGATCAAGCAACTTCCTCATCCCCTCCAAGATTTATTCTGCGAACTCTTCTTATCGCAAGGCGTTCACGTGGGGCAAGCCCACCCCATATCCCGAACTGTTCCTTGTGGATTCCCCACTCAGCGCACTCAGTCTTATGAGTACAACCCTTGCAGATTGATTTCGCATACTGACTTTCACTGAAACTTACTGTTCCCTCTTTGTCAGGGAACCAGAAGTCTCCACCTATCTGTGCACATAGCGGGTTCTCGTACTCACGAGGTTCCCGCATCGTATTATCTTAGGAAGATAGGGTCGCACTTATCTGCTGCACCCTTTGGTGCAGAACACATCCACGCTTTCCACGGTCCACGTGCTGATGTTCCAGTACGGAAAGTCATATTGCCGTGCTTACAGGTAGGTGCCTGTCCTTCTGTAACTACTGGAGCAGGTGCTGCAACTGGTGTTGCATTGAAAGATTCTGCAACTGATGCAACTGTTGGTGCTGGTGCACCACCGTGCAAGTCATTGCTTGTTGCCTTAATCAAAGTTGCAACCATACCTAGATCATTAAGACCTGTCTCTAAATCCTTTACATCTGTTGCATAAAGATTGATTAACGTTCCGTCGTTTAACTTATAGTTAATCTGGAACTTTGTGTTTTCGTTTGCAGCCATTTACTTTCCTCCAGTTTGTTTGATTTGTAACCGCTGTGATTCACTACCAAACTTCTTAGGTACAAACCCAAGTAGTTTTTCTACCTCTTCACTGTCAATACTTTCACGACCCTTGACAGTTGTCCAACTGACTTCTACTCCACTAGGTGTGGTACCTAGTAGTCCTTCGAAAGAAGTCTTCAAAGAATCTTGATGCTTTTCTAACTCTTTAATCTGCGCTGCTAATTGTAAGTACAGCAATGCATTCCTGTCAATATCAGCATCATCAATGACTACATCACTGACTGCCGTATGTTCTTTTTTTATACCAACGCATCCCATCTCACCTGATGCATCGTAGAACTTACAATAGAACTTACAGTAACTACTATCTCGTTCTGGATCTGGTGCCTCTGTTGCTACCTTGATTGCCTCTAACCAGTTCAATGCTTGCAGTGCAACCGTCTCATCATAATCTTCTGTGTGTACCTTGATGTCTCGCTCATCACCATCACGTGCAATGGCAACGAGTGACACACGCTTTACATCGTGACCGTTCTTGGCTAGTAGATAACCGTATGTCTGTACCTGCCAACGCTGTTGTGTTGTTGGGAAGTACGAAAGATTCTTCACCTTGCTTGTCTTCCAGTCAATGACATCACCAGTACCTGGTACATAGCAATCAATGTGTGCTTTCATACCATTGTACTCAACCCCAGTTTCAATCATCACATCAGGGTTGTCTGCTAGTGCTCGTTCAATCTCTGCGTGGATAGCAGTACCCATAATTGCTGCTAACTTCATCTCGTTCTCGTTAGTTTCAGGTTGATCGTTTAATCTGTACCAGACCTTACGACGACAACCACCTAACTCTGATGGTCCAATCTGTACCTGTGTAGAACGTGAACGCTTAGCATCACCTGCCTTGAGTGCAGTGAGTAGTAGTTCCTTTGGGTCAGTCACTTCTTGTACTTCCAATCTACCCATAGATCAAACGCTCTGCCAATAACAATACCAATCATAAGTCCTAAAAGAAATGCTGTCATTGAGTCAGTCCTAACTCTTTAATTATTTCAATCGCTTGATTGCGACCATTAGTAATTCCTCGTATGTAAGCAGAAGCATTACCATTTGCTATTTCTTTGAATTCATCTTGAGGTATGTGATAACAAGCATCCTGTATTGCTTGAATAAGATCAGTGTGCATTCTTTCCCCTTGCTATCATAATTGCAAGGAACAAAGCATTGCAATAGCCATTATAGAAACTGTAATCTTCTGAGTCTTTATCTTTAGCAAGATCCAAGTATCGTTCTCTTACTTCTTCAATCTCTTGTGCAATTACTTCACGCATTGCCATCGGATTAAATGAATGACTTAACTGTGCTGACTGCCAACCCATACGATGAAAGTATTGAGCAGCATACTCATTTGTCATCTTCATTTGTATTCCAGTACTACGAAAAAGAACACGACATCAATACTGATGCGGTACTTGTCAATGAATAAACCAACACCTACTTGCTTAAAGTTGTAGCCATAGGATAGCCACATCTTCCCTAACTCTTTTTCTTTATACATCCTTACATCCTTTCCTGGACCACTAACTGTAAGGGCTTACCAGTATTGGAGTCAAGGACCGACGCAATCTCCACTGCCTTCCTAGCGTGTCGCTTGGCGTAGGCTAACTCCATATCAGGCTTGACAATTGAATACAGGTAGCCAAGAGCAAACTGCCCACCACTACCAATAGCGTACGCTCCGACATTGCTTTGGAAAAAAGAGAGATCACAAGCAATACGAAAGACATTGCCGTTAAAAGCAACGAGATAATCAAAACCGCCATCTTTGTCCACCTTGTTGTAGTCGTAGTTGTTGTCTGTAAATACTTGGTTGATACTGGGTATAACTTTCTTACCCATAAATTGTGCTGGTTCTTCGCCACGATACAACGGTGGCTTCCAGTTGTACGAGAGGATATCTCCTGGTCGTGTATCACCTGAGATACCTACCAGAAATTTACCCACCTCAACGATCTTCGGTGTACTGGTTGCTAACGTGACGAGATTATCTTCTGTGATCTGTGAATCTGCCACGAGTACTGCATAGTCAATACCCTCAAGCGCTGCGATTGTTGTCATACTGACAATCATACTGGGTTAACGGCGTGTCGTCGCGTAGCGACACCTACTAGTTACTACAATATGAGCCGTGAGGCGAATAAAACAGGGTGCCCCAGAGGGGCACGGTTATACTGTACTGACTGTGCGGTTCCGTCTACCAATGCTGCCAAAATTTAGGTCTAAATTTGGGTCTAAATTTGGGTCTAAATTACCAGATAAATTTGGTACTGACCTGCGTGGCTTAGGTCCAGTACACGTCTGTCCTTGTGGCTCACAAGTCTTTTCTATAATGGCATCCTTTGAAGATCACGAACTAGTCTGGTACTTCCTTGACGGTACCTGTGTTAACTGTGGCAACATCGTAACTGTCCCTTGTCCAGTAGACAAAGATGAATCACAGACTCTCTGAGATTAACGAAGAAGAACGCACAGGATTGTGCACAGTTTGTGGTCCCACTAGAATAAAGATGCGGGATAAGTCTAAACCAATATCAGGTAGATACAGGTGCAATACCGTATACAAAGTCAATCAAATGAAACTGCGTTCTCCTTACCACGCATACCGTAAGGACCACTGCGAGCAGTGCAACTTCAGGCCAGTACATATCAGTCAACTAGATGTAGACCACATAGATGGTGACCGTTTTAATAATGCGCCACACAATCTACAAACTCTTTGCGCTAACTGTCACAGACTCAAGACCCACCTGGCAGATGATTACAACTCAGGTATCAATTAGTTTTATGGCATAAAAAAAGAAGCCCCTCCGAAGAGGGGCCTCTTTCTGCCTCGCATTAGTGGGTTACTTAGACCCACGTCCAAACTCTGGTGCTGATGCGTCTAACCACTTAAGTAGTGGACCAGCAAAGCCAGCAAGTGCTGCCATTACTAGTGTCTTAGGGTCTGACTCACCTGCAAGGAATAGTGCTACAGCAGATGCTGCTGCTGCACGAAACCAAGTTAGTCCGAGTTGCTTGAATTGTTCCATTGTTTCCTCCTATGGGGATTACTTTGCACCGTGCACTTTGCAACAGGTACAAACTTCAGTCTTGTATGCCTTCTTAGCAGGCACGGTTTTCATATTGGCAATGATTTGATTAACAACCTTTGGCTGGTTCATCCACCAGAACCAAGGACTAGTATCGTCACCATAACCATCGTTAATAGAAATGTGTAAGTGTTTTGTGTGCGGGTTGCTACCAGTATAAGGGCGATTTCCAAGGCGAGCCTTGTCCTTCGACCAAATCTTCTTGTTGAAAATAAGGTACTTAACTCGTTTGTCTTCTTTAAGTTTTTCGAATATGTCACTACAGTCAACCCCACTTTCAGGATCGTGCGTTAAATCAACTGCATACCCTGTGTTGTGGTCTGAGTCAGGACTCTGTTTGATGTGCGCTGCCGATGGAAGCAATCCATCTGAGGCTTTCTTCCGAGAAGGCGATATCGCTGTGGCTTGTCGAAGGACAGCAATAGCGGCAGGTGTGGCTCGTTTCACAACAGGTTTCATCGTTACTCATTTCTCTGCAATCAATCGGTACAGGTCATCTATGCGTTCTTCTAATCTTGATATTGAATCTTTAATTGATGAACCACCATTAGGCTTGAGTTCATTGAGGTAATGCTTAACCATCCAGCGCACTGCTGCACCAAAGCCACCAATGATTGTGCATACTGCAACAGCAACTGTTGCGTAGTCTTGTGCTTGCATTAGACCGTCCTAATGGTTACTAAGAGCGTTCCACCGTATCCGCTGAAGCGCTTGTCTGAAGGGGTTGCATTTCTAAAGTCCAACTCTTCGATAAGTCCAATGTAGGACTCACCAGTTCTAAAATCTTCAACACGGATGGTGTCTCCCACGTTCTCAATAGATTCCAACTGAGACATACGGAAGTAAGCAGAACCTTCATAGCCAATCTCAACGCCGAAGTGATCTGATTCGTGGTCAAAGCAAGACAGTGGATACTGGATTAGTCGCTGACGTGGGATAGCAGGTAGCGCTTTAATCTGGTAGCCAGTAAACAGTGGTCCCTTAGTAACATCAGTTGTTGAACGAGTTAGTGTGAACTGGAAGCCAAGGTATTCCTGTGATGCTTGAGGATAGTTAATGTTAATCTCTGGAACCAATGCCTGTTGTGCAAAGGTACCGATGCGATAGAAGTTATCGGCATAGTCAACAGAGTCAATCAATAGTCCACCATTAGTGGTATCAATACGAGCCTGCATTAACTTGTAGATCTTGAGTTCTAGTGTGTTGTATCGAACATATCCTGTACGCAAGAAGCCCTCTGCTAATAACTCTGAGGCTGACTGGACATAGATAGTTCCATCTGCACCATTACCAGCATTACAAAATGCTAAACGGTTAGTATCTCCAAGGAAAGCACAGGCTGTTGTGTAACTAAGCAATGTATCTGCTGGGTTGTACAAGTCCCAGGCATAAGGGAACAAAAGGTTACCTAATGGTTGACCCATATCTACACGAGTAAGTCCTACCTGACCATCAACGCCAGATGCTGCCCAGATGTATCTATCACGGAAAGCAAAGTCATAGACTGGTTGAGTTGATTCAAAGATCAAAGCACCGTAGGTAATAGAGCCATCAAGTTGACTTGCATCTGCCATACGCATACCTTCAGAGGTACCGATAGCCATATTGCCAAGGTAATACGAGATCTTAAATACCTTCTCACCTACTGGCAGTTCTGCTGCAGTGATAGCACTGGTCAGGGTAGGCATAGCACCAGCAGTAGACAAGGTAAACTTGTAGATGTTGGACTGGATACCTGAGTAGCCTGCAATGTAGATAGCAGCACCGCTAGATGTAATGCTAGTAAAGATGTGGTCTGGGTCATTGTGTGAATAGACCGCTGCTGGTAGTGATGTTGCTGTACTAGCAAACTCATAGACCTTATCGTTGACACACATTACAATACGTTCTTTGGTGTATTCCATAACAGCGTTAGTTACAGTGATGCTGTTTTCAGTAATCATTAGAGTAGGCGATACAGAACTATCATCAGATAGTAACTTCTTATATACTCTTAGTCGTGGAGTTCCAGCGTTAAGCACGTTAGTAACCCAATAGGCATAGACACCATCATCACAGATAGCGTGTACTGGATAGTCAGTACCTGAGTTGTAATCAATAAAGTGGATAACCTCTGCCACACCTGTACCTACTGGAGATACAGGAGTTGATGCTACATCTGATGCAGTCTTGGCGTAGGTAAAGGTAGTAGTCGTAGGTACACCAGTGATGCGGTACTCACCATTAAAGGTTGCATCCACACCTGAAATAACAATCTGCATACCTACAGATAGGCCGTGTGCTGCAGTTGTAGTCAGCGTTGCTACGTTAGATGTCAAAGCCTTGTTGCTAATAGATACAGTAATTGCTGGGAAGATCTTGTCTACGTCATACTCATCAGATAACAAGATACCGTTATAGGTATTGCTATTTTTTTCCCATTGGATAGAACGTGCATATTGCCACGGACGACCATTAGTTTGAATACCACCTGTGACTGTGTGCTGGCTGTTGCAAGAGTTCAGTAGTGTTGCCTGTCCCTTGGTCCAGACATTGATGCCCTTAGACTCTGTGTATTGGAAGCGAAGCGACTCATCTTGGATAGGTTCAAAGAACTTGATGCCTTGTCCATAGTGGAAAGAGGATTGGCTACGTAGCCACCAACCAGTCAGTGTCTGCTCACCAGGTTCTCTGGACTGGTCAATCTGTTGCTTACGATACTGGGCAGTTACGCGACGATAAGGAGCATCATCAGAGTTAAGCAAGAAGAACGGTAGCCCACCAATAGCGACATCGTATGCCTCACCTGTGGCTGAGTAGTTAGTAGATCCAGCAGGATTAGAAAGTACGTAGGGTATTCCCTCGGTAATATCGTCGCCGTATGGCATCTATTCTCCTTATTCTAAAAGGTTCACCAGTGATCTAGTTCTACCTTGTGCTAACTGTGTATAAATCTGGGTTGTAGCCACACTTGTATGGCGCATAAGTTCTTTAACTGCAATCAAATCTCCGCCTGATTTCTCAAGCATCGTCGTTGCGAAGTAATGTCTAAGACTGTGGAAATGCTTAGCGTCTGGTCCAAGGATGCGACGCATCTCATTGGCTGCTCTACTAGATAACTTATTAGGCGTTACCTGCCATAGTCTGCCAAGAGTTCCGTATGACCTAATCATATCTGAGACTATTGGAGATACTGGGACAATCAGGTCTGTTCCACCTTTGCCCTGTACTCGTAGAGAGTACCCGTCCTCGTGTTCTATCAGGTCTGAGCCTTTGATGTTGGCTACTTCCATAGCACGAAGCCCTGCTGTGCCACCTAAGATAAACCAGTTGCGTAGCGTTGGGTTCTTGGCTTCTGCCAGCAACTTCTGGTATTCACCCTTGGTTACAGGCTTAGGCACACCACGCCCTGGCTTGACCTGTGGCAGTTGTTCAGCAGGGTTGTGACCACCTACCAACCCCATCTTATTCAGGGACTTGTAGATGCTTCTAAGCCTTGCTACGTAGGTAGCCTTGGTAGACTGCCTGGTAGCCTGGAGTATCACCCGCTCTAGGTCCTCGTAA